GCTGGGCGGGGAGGCGTCGGGGGGCAAGAGCCCGGACCGGGCGGACGCCCTGGTGTGGGGGCTGACGCACCTGCTGCTGGCCGGGAAGACGCAGCCGAGGCTGCGGGCGTTGTGAGGATAGGCGCGGCGCCTCTCCCTCCCCGTCCCGGGGAGGGTGGTCGCGAAGCGACCGGGTGGGGAGGGCCAGGCGATTTCAGACTGGCTGACTTCAGACGGGGCGCTTGAATAGCCCTGTCGCCCCCACCCGGCTTCGCCCTGACGGGCTCAACCACCCTCCCCGGGACGGGGAGGGAGATTTCGGTGATGGAGATTTCAATGGATTGGCGACGACCGTTCGGTCGGCGGCGCGTTGCTGCGCCCGAAATCAAGGACAGCCGCACCGGGCCGCTGATCGCGCTGACGGGGGCGGGCCGGGCGCGGTGGACGCCGCGCGATTACGCCCATCTGGCGGACGAGGGGTTCGGCAAGAACGCCGTGGCCTATCGCTGCGTGCGGATGATCGCGGAGGCGGCGGCGTCGACGCCGCTGATGGTGATGGTCGGGGGCGTGCGCAGCGCGGATCATCCGTTGGCGCGGCTGATCGACAAGCCCAATCCCGAGCAGTCGGGCGGGGAGTTGATGGAGGCGCTGTACGGCGCCCTCCAGACGGCGGGCAACGCCTATGTCGAGGCGACCGGCGACGCGGACGGGGACGGGGCGCCGGACGAGTTATGGGCGCTGCGGCCCGACCGGGTGAAGGTGGTTCCGGGGCGGGCGGGCTGGCCGGAAGCCTATGAGTATGCGGTCGGCGGGCGTTCGGTGCGGATCGGGCGGCATGGCGACGGCTGGTCGCCGGTCATGCATCTGAAGCTGTTTCATCCGACGGACGATCATTACGGGTTTTCACCGCTGGAGGCGGCGGCCTTCGCCATCGACGTGCACAACGCCTCGGGCGCCTGGAACAAGGCGCTGCTGGACAATGCGGCGCGGCCGTCGGGGGCGCTGGTCTATGGCGCCAGGGACGGCGAGCGGCTGACGGCGGATCAGTTCGAGGCGCTGAAGGCGGAGCTGGGCGAGGCCCACGCCGGGGCCCGCAACGCCGGGCGGCCGCTGCTGCTGGAAGGCGGGCTGGACTGGAAGCCGATGAGCCTGACGCCGCACGACATGGACTTCATCGCCGGCAAGCACGCGGCGGCGCGAGAGATCGCCCTGGCGTTCGGGGTGCCGCCGCAGCTGTTGGGGATTCCGGGGGATGCCACCTACGCCAACTATCGCGAGGCCAACGCGGCCTTCTGGCGCGGGACGGTGATCCCGCTGGTGAGGAAGGCGGCCGGGGCGATGACGGGCTGGCTGGGCGGGCGGTTCACGGATTGCCGGATCGAGCCGGACCTGGACGCGGTTCCGGCCCTTCAGGTCGAGCGGGACGCGCTGTGGGCGCGGCTGAGTGCCGCGAGCTTCCTGACCGAGGACGAGCGGCGCCGGATGGCGGGGGTGGGGGAGTGATGGAGGCGATGAAGAAGATGCCCGTCGCCCTGATCGCGGCCTTGCTGGTGCAGACCGTCGGCGGACTGGTGTGGGCCGGCGGGGCGGCGGCGCGGATCGCCACCCTGGAGCAGCGCGTGGACGAGCAGAGGCTGGTCGCCGAGCGGCTGGCGCGGCTGGAGGCGCAGGGCGAAGCGACGCGCGCCGCGGTCGTGCGGATCGAGCGGCGGCTGGAGGAGAAATGATGGCGCAGGGATTTCTCCCTCCCCTTCATGGGGAGGGTGTCGGCGCAGCCGACGGGTGGGGAGGGGAGAGCAAATCGGGTCTGGCGGCTTATCAGCCAAGCCGTCCCCACCCGGCTTCGCCTGACGGCTCAGCCACCCTCCCCATAAAGGGGAGGGAGAAAGGGGCGCTCGCTATCCAAGGCTACGCCTCCCTGTGGGGCGTGGCGGACCTGAATGGGGACGTGACGGCGCGCGGCGTCTTCGCCGACAGCCTGGCCAAGACCGGCGCGGGCGGGGTGCGGATGCTGCACCAGCATGAGAGCCGCGCCGTGGTCGGCGTCTGGGACCGGATGGTCGAGGACGAGCGGGGCCTGTGGGTCGAGGGGCGGATCGAGGACTGGTCCGCCGAGGCCCGCTACGCCGCCGCCCTGACGCGCGCCGGGGCGCTGGACGGGCTGTCGATCGGCTTTCGGGCGACGAAGGCGCGGCGCGAGGGGCGGCTTAGGGTGCTGAGCCGGGCGGAGTTGTGGGAGGTGTCGCTGGTGACGTTTCCGATGCTGCCGGGCGCGCGGTTCCAGGCGCAGACGGCGGCGGGCTGATCCGGCGTCAGTCGGGCGAGGCCAGCGGGCGGTCGTCGCGACGGCCGTGCAGGCCGGGGGCCTCCTGGGCGGGGCCGCGCAGGGCGATGGCGCAGGATTCAGGGGTCTGGCGCGAGGCGACGGCGGGGCTGGCGCCGCGGTCATAGGCGGCCCGGAGCGCGCGGCGTTCTGTTTCGTCGGCAGTCGGGGCGTGGCGGCGCAGATGGGCGGCGAAGCCCTGTTCGCCCGGAGGGGCGCGATTGAAGCGCTCGCACGCCCCCAGGGTCTCGAACAGACGGGCCTGCAGGGAAGCGTCGGCGGAGAGACGGTTCTGTTGAAGGGGCATGGCGGCTGTTTCCGGCGTGGCGCACGACGGGAGAAAGGCGGCGGACAGGGCGATTATGACGAGTTTGAGCATCAATCCTTCCTGCATGGGCCAGGACGCTAACACGCCTGCGCGAAGGCGCAACGAGGGCTGTGGCGCGACCTGCTGAAGCAAGATCGAGACGCGGCGTCGCAACCGCGTCTCCAGCGTAACCGCATCGTGCGGTTCTAACATCGGAGACACCATGAAAGAGACCAAGACCGTCTCGGGCAACCCCGAGGCGCGCGCCGCCATGCATGAAATGATGGCCGCGTTCGAGGCGTTCAAAGGGGCGAACGACGCCCGTCTGGACGAGATCGAGAAGAAGACTTCGGCCGATGCGCTGCTGGAGGAGAAGGTGGCGCGCATCGATCAGGCCGTGGCGCAGGCGCAGGCGCGCATGGATCGCGCGCTGAGCGAGAGCCGCAGGCCTGTGCTTGAGGCCGACGGCCCCTCCACCGCTTCGCGGTCCCCCTCCCCATTCCATGGGGAGGAGAAATCGGCGTGGGACGGCTATATGAAGTCGGGCGCGTCGCATGGTCTGGAGCTGAAGGCGGGGCTGTCGTCGGCGTCGAACTCGGCGGGCTATGTCGTGCCGCCGGAGACGGAGCGGGCCATCGAGCGGCGTCTGATGGCCGGCAGCCCGATGCGCGAGATCGCCACGGTGCGCACCGTCGGCTCGGGCGTGTTCAGGAAGCCGGTGTCGACGGCGGGCGTGCAGGCGGGCTGGGTGGCCGAGACGGCGGCTCGCCCCGAGACGGACCCGGCGACGCTGGCGCTGCTGGAGTTTTCGTCGGCCGACCTCTACGCCTGTCCGGCGGCGACGCAGAGCCTGCTGGACGACGCCCTGATCGACCTGGACGAATGGCTGGCGGCCGAGGTCGAGGACGCCTTCGCGGCGCAGGAGACGGCGGCCTTCGTCAGCGGCGACGGGGTGAACAAGCCCAAGGGCTTCCTGGCCTATGCGACGGCGAGCGAAGGCACGCAGACCTGGGGGCAGATCGGCACGGTGGCGTCGGGGGCGGCGGGCGGTTTCGCCTCGACCAACCCGGCGGACAAGCTGATCGACCTGATCTATGCGCCCAAGGCTCAGTATCGGCCGAACGGGCGTTTCGTGATGAACCGACGCACGGTCTCGGCGGTGCGCAAGTTCAAGGATGCGGACGGCAACTATGTCTGGTCGCCGGCGACGCGGCCGGGCGAGACGGCCAGCTTGCTGGGCTATCCGGTCACCGAGATCGAGACCATGCCGGATGTGGCGGCCAACAGCCTGTCGATCGCGTTCGGCGACTTCTCGCGGGGCTATCTGATCGTCGACCGCGCGGGGGTGCGAGTGCTGCGCGATCCCTATTCGGCCAAGCCCTATGTGCTGTTCTACACGACCAAGCGCGTGGGCGGCGGGGTGCAGAACTTCGACGCGATCAAGCTGATGAAGTTCGCTGCTTCCTGAGGAAGCGAGTGACGAGTGGCGTGTGGCGAGTGGCGAGAGCCGCTCGTCACGGGCCGGGGCGTGAAATAGGCGAGCGAGGCGAGTTGAGGGGGGCGTTTCTCGCCCCTCGTCACTCGCCCCTCGCCACTACCGAGCAAAGCGAGGTCCAAAATGACCGCACCCGTGAGCCTCACGGAGGCGAAGCTGTTCCTGCGCGTCGAGCATGAGGCGGAGGACGGGCTGATCCAGACGCTGATCGACGCGGCCAGGGCGCGGGTGGAGGGGGAGGTCGGGTTGAGCCTGACCTCGACCTCGCCGGCGCCGCTGCGGCTGGCGGTGATGATGCTGGTGATGCTTGCCTATGAGCGCGGCGACGGCGAGATGAGCGCGGCGCCGGTCGAGGGGTGGATCGCGCCCTATCGCGTGGTGCGGCTGTGAGCGCGGGCGCGATGAAGGTGGTGGCGTCGCTGGTGCGGCCGGTGGAGGCGCAGACGCCCTATGGCGGGCGCGTCGTCAGCTATGAGCCGGTCGGGTCGCTGTGGCTGAGCCTGGGGGCGCGGCGGCGACGCGAGCGGACGGACGCGGGCGTGACGCGCGCCGTGGAGACGCTGAGCGCCACGGTGCGGGCCGATCCGAGGCTGGAGGAGGGGCTTGT